CGGATGAGGTTTGCCATTTCGGGCGTGAGCGATCGCAGGGCCTTGAAGTTGCCTTCGTACGCTTTGGCGAGCGCGTCGGCGACGGTGGTTGCGTCAATGGATGTTGCCCGGCTGATATCAAGCACGAGCGACATTTGAGATTGGGCTTCGTTGATGTCCTTGGTACCGCGCACAAGTGCTGCAAATGCGGGGCGCAGTACGTCATCGGCGACCGCGGCCTGACGTGACATTGCGCTAATTGCTTTCTCAACTTCGGCGATCTGTTCCTGCCCGGCACCTGTCGAGTTCTCAAGCTGTACGGCAAGTGCGGCTTGTGCGGCCTCATCTTCAGCAGCTGCTTTGGCGGCCATGCCAAGACCAGCGGCGAGTGCGCCGACAGCTGCGATTGCAGGCACAAAGGCTTTTTCCATCCCGTAGCCGACTTTTTCTGAGGTCGTTTCAAGGCTGTTGAATTCCTTTTTGGCGCGCGCAATACCCTTGTCGTCAAATTCGCTGATGATGGGTATGCGAATGCTCATATGGTTGCAATTCTACGATTTATCTCGGCGGCGACCTGTTCAAGCGCCTTGGTCATTTCGTCCTGCACATCGGTAATGTGCGCCTCGGCTGACGGCCACATGACGCGCGACGGGTTGCCAGCAAACGCGGTCAGCGCATCACCCAGGCGGTTTGAATTGCCACGCCCCGCAATGTCATAGATCGACGCTGCCGGGTCTTTCTGAATGATCGTAACAACGCCGTCTTTTTTGCGTCCAGCATCCACTTTGACCTGTACGCCACGTCGAGCTTTACGCTGATCCCACGGCAACAACTGACGCCCGTTCTGTGTCCAGCGATACCGCATACCCGACAACGCTTGTGCCGGGTAACGGCTTTGCGCTTCAAGCACGATCGGGCTGGCGATTTGCTTAGCGTCCTTGGCAAACTGCTTGCGGGCTTCCGGGTCAATCTGCCGTAGGTCTTGCAACATTTGCTTGACGCCGATCACCTCAACGGTTGCCATTAGCGACCTCGTTTTGCCTGTTGCTGTTGCAGCTCAAGCACATAAAACACGGTGGTCATGTCTCGAATGTCAAATTCCACTTGCGGCGGCCAGTAGCCCGTCATAACTAAGACCTCAGCGAGGGAGCGTCGCCAGGTGCCGCGATGGTAGGGGTTTCGTCGGTGGTTTCCTCGATGGGCGTGATTTCCATGTCGGGGTGTTCTGCGACCCATTCACGCCACGTTGCAGGCACTTTGTCGCCAGCGAGCTTGCACAGGATGTATGCCCAACAGCACATATCGACAAATCCGATGCCTTTGCCGTCCGCGGATCGGCGGTTTTCGGTTTTTTCCCATTCAACTATGGCGAGCATGTTTGTGACCATTGTGCGGGGTTCGCGCCCGTCTTTGAGGTCGATTTTGAGTTTGACGCGCATTAGTTACCTTTCGTCGGGCAAGGCTCCGCCAGCGCGGGCTTGCTTGGTTTGTTTTCAGCGCCGCCCGGTTGGGCTGGCGAGAACATGGTTACGACGTGGCCTTTGCCAACGTGCCACCCGTGAACGTCAGATCGATCGTTGAAAGTTCGCCGAGCGATGCATTGATCGGGGTGTGGCTTTCAAGATATGCCCCGGTAAGCGTGTACGACGGGTTGGTTGCCGACGCCGCGCCCGACGCTGGCTTCAGTACGAGCGTGGTGGTCGTTCCGACAAGGCTGTATACGGAAATTTCGGTTTCCGCGGCGGCGTAGCTTTGGTAGAGAGTAACGGTGATGCTGTTGTTGGCGAGACCGCTTGTGTAGGTGCGGGCCGTTGATCCGAATGCGGTGTTTTCCAACGCTTCAACGGTGTAGGTGATGGTTGCGGCGGTGCATTGGTCGCTGAGATCGACGCTGTTGATGGTGACGCTTGGGTTGGACAGGTAGACGCTAGTTGGCATGGCTTAGTTCTCCTCGACTGGTTCTTCTTTGACTTTAGACGACTTCTTTGGTTTGTCGGTGGATATGAGGCCACCGTCGATGAGTGCTTGCACGTTGATGCCGTCGGTTGGCTCAAACTTGTCGCCTGGTGTTCCGAGGCGGGGGCTGACGATGATGTACATGGGGTCTCCTAGCTGGTTTGGGCTTGCATGGTGACGGTGAGATCGTAGGCAGGCAGGATTGAGCCGCCAATGTCGATCACGGTTGGTCGGCCCCCGGTGACCGCCACGTTTTTGGCTAACAGCATGGCGCAAATGTTGAGCAACGATCGCTGGGCGTCGAGGTTGGCTGGGCCGAGCGTCAGCACCTTGACCGGAAAGGTGAGCTTGACGATGTTGTAGTTCCAGCTTTCCCACGATGGTGCGTCAATAAAGGCACACGGCGGGACGATGTTGCGCGGATCGTTGACAACTTGTAGCCCTGTGATGGTTTGCAGGGTTGCGGTCAGGTCGTCTATGGCCTCGTTGAACAGGTCGGTGTATGCGGGTACGGGCATTAGGCCACCTGCGGGCGGTCAATCCCCAACAGCTGCTTTACCATTCCGGACAGGCCGACGACGGGGGCGGTTGCCATGCCGTCAAATGACGCGAACTGATCCATTGAGCCGCGTTGACGGTACAGAGCGCCACCGTACATGATCGTTCCTAGGGTGACGTCGCTTGATGGGCTGGTGCTGACGCTGTCGATGTATCCGGATTCCTGTCGGCGTCGGTAACAGAATTGGTTGGCGGCTGCGGCGCATTGCGTCAAGAATGCGGCATCACCTGCGGTTGCTGTGCCGATACCTAGCCAATCCTCAATGTTGGTGGCGGTGATCCAAGTGCAAACGGGCGTGTATGCGAGCGACCCGGTGGATGCGACGCGATCAACATTGCTAGCGGTTTTGGCGTACAGCACTTGATTTTGAATGGGTACCTGATAGTCGTATATCAGGTCGCCTTCGGTGTCGATGCCGAGGTACAGGTATTGCGGGAGCGCGTAAACGGTGTATGACCCGTTGAACGTTGCGTCGACGCCTGTGACGGTGATCGCGCCGCCTACAACTACCTCGGAGGGTGTGAGGAGCTGTAGGACGGCGTAATCGTCCAGTAGGTACTTGTGTGTGACCGTGTAGGTGGCCATTTTGTGGGCCTACCTTTCAGATCACGGGCTGACGATGATGGACTTGACGAGGTCGCTGTCGGCGATGAACGTTGCGACGTACCCGTAGTACGAGAACGTGCGTCCGAGGGTGCTTGGCACCTCGACCGACATGAGGCCGCGCACCTGCTCGTAAAACTCGATTGCGGAGCCCCTGGCGACGACCATGCTGTTGGTTGCAAAGTTGCGATCCACCACGAGGTTGAGGCCGAACGGGTTGAACGTGTTCATTTGCGTGACGTTTGCGGTGCCCATTGCGTTGACGCCCATGAGACCTGCGGCGCCTGCGTATGGGAATACCGGGCGCTTGTCTGCGTCAAGCTGCTGTCCAAGCAACTTGTACACGTTCGGCGAAACGAAAACGTGGTCAGGCAGAAAGTTGCTGGCCGACAGAATGTCGACGGCGGCGTCGTAGATTGCGGCGCTGAGCGTTGACGGGTCGGTGGTGTTGTACGTCCAGGTCGATCCCGATGCTGATGCTCCCGCGGTGATCGCATCTGCGGCGATGTTGTCGGACGCAAGCAGGTACTGGCCTGCGAGGTCGCGCAAAATGATTTCCATTGCGGCCGGGCTGGTGAAATCAACGTCCTGCACCGACAGCGTGACCTGACCCGCAAGGGTGGTCTTGCTGATGACGTTGGATGCGATGACCGGGGTGGTGGCCGATGCGCCCGTCAATTCGGTTGACTGGGTTGCAACCGACGGGTGCGTTGTCCACGTTGGGCGAATGAACGTCTTTTGGTTGCCACCGTCTGGCATGGCGCGGGCGCCGATTGCTGCGACGACTGGGCGGATGTAGTTCAGATCCTGAAACACAGGGCCGAGAACTGGGACTGGGAGCAAACCAGGCGTGTCGGTGGTGAGGGTGTCACCTGCGGCTGCCTGAAGTGCCGACTGGCGCGAGAGTGCGAAGTCGCGGGCGGCTGCTGCAACGTTGCGGAACGTTTCGCCACC